TAAAGGTAAGCCAACGTGGATGCCAGGAACTCACTATATGTACTTGCAATGGAGCAAGATAGACGTAGGAGCTCCAGATTTTAGAGAAGCAAACAGATTATTCTTTATATTCTGGGAAGCTTGTAAAGCGGATAAAAGATGCTACGGTATGTGCTATCTTAAAAACAGAAGATCTGGTTTTTCTTTCATGTCATCTGCAGAAACTGTTAACTTAGCCACTCTTGCGAGTGATAGTAGATATGGTATACTATCTAAAAGTGGAGCTGATGCTAAAAAAATGTTTACAGATAAAGTTGTTCCTATATCAATTAACTATCCATTCTTTTTTAAACCTGTCCAAGATGGTATGGACCGTCCTAAATCCGAACTTGCTTATAGAGTACCTGCTAGTAAGTTTACACGAAAAAAGATTACGGCTAATGAAAAGCTGGAAGATATACAAGGGTTAGATACAACTATAGATTGGAAGAATACAGGTGACAATAGTTATGATGGTGAAAAACTAGCATTACTAGTACATGATGAAAGTGGCAAGTGGGAAAGACCTGATAATATATTAAATAACTGGCGTGTTACAAAAACATGTTTAAGATTAGGTAGTAGAATTATAGGTAAGTGTATGATGGGATCAACGTCAAACGCTTTAGATAAAGGAGGCGATAACTTTAAAAAACTATACAATGCATCAGATGTCACTAAGCGAAATAGAAATGGTCAAACAAAATCTGGTTTATACTCTTTGTTTATCCCAATGGAGTGGAACTACGAAGGATTTATTGACGAGCACGGAGTTCCAGTTTTCACTACTCCTGATATCGATGTCTTCGCCCCAGACGGTGAATTAATAGATGTAGGTGTAATAGATAACTGGCAAAATGAAGTAGATGGTTTAAAAGGAGATTCAGATGCTTTAAATGAATTTTACCGTCAGTTTCCAAGAACTACAGAACATGCATTCAGAGATGAAACTAAAAACAGTATATTTAACTTAGTAAAAATATACGAGCAGATAGATTATAACGAAGAGATGTCTAGAACCTTAGGAGTCACTCAAGGTAATTTTCAATGGGTTAACGGAGTTAAAGACTCACAAGTTATATTCTACCCAGATCCAAAGGGTAGATTTAAAGTTAGCTGGGTTCCACCTCAGCAATTACAGAATAGAGTGGTACTTAAAAACGGTGTAAAATATCCTGGTAATGAACACATGGGAGCATTTGGTTGTGACTCTTATGATATATCAGGAACTGTAGATGGAGAAGGTTCTAAAGGAGCATTACACGGCTTAACCAGGTTTAGTATGGAGGACGCTCCTGCGAATAGCTTTTTTTTAGAATACTTATCAAGACCACCTACAGCTGAGATATTCTTTGAGGATGTTCTAATGGCATTAGTATTTTACGGGATGCCTATACTCGCAGAGAATAATAAACCTCGTCTCTTGTATTACTTAAGACGTAGAGGATATAGAGCATTTAGTATGAACAGGCCGGATAAAATATGGAATAAATTATCTGTGGCTGAAAAAGAAGTAGGTGGAATACCAAATTCAAGTGAAGATATAAAACAGGCCCACGCTGCTGCGATTGAAATGTATATTCAAGATCACGTAGGTATTAAGCAGGATGGAACTCTTGGAGATTTATACTTTAACGATCTGCTAAATGATTGGAGTAGATTTGATATAAACAAAAGAACAAAGTTTGATGCGTCAATAAGTTCTGGATTAGCTGTGATGGCAAACAACAGACATTTATATGCTCCAAACTCAAAGGTTGAAAAACCTAAATTAAACATAACAGTTTCTAAGTATAGTAATACTGGGGCTAATTCACAAATAATAAAATAAATATGGTAAATAGTTATTTTCCAAGTCAAACAGTAGGCGACGCTGAAAAGCTTAGTTATGATTACGGTTTAAAGGTTGGTAAAGCGATAGAGCAAGAGTGGTTTAATAATGATAAAAGTAGTAACCGCTATATGTCTAATAAAAATAACTTTCATAGTTTAAGATTATATGCTAGAGGTGAACAATCTATTCAAAAATATAAGGATGAGTTATCTATAAACGGTGATTTGTCCTATTTAAATTTAGACTGGAAGCCAATTCCAATTATATCTAAGTTTGTTGATATAGTTGTAAATGGCATAGCTGAAAGAACTTATGATATAAAAGCTTTTTCACAATCACCAAATGGCGTTGACAAAAGAACGATGTACATGGAGGCTATAATGAGCGACATGGAAATGCAAGAGTTTAATGATGAAGTTGAATCGAGATTTAATGTTAATACAAAAGAAACCAACATTGCCAACGAAGACTTACCGAAATCAAACGAAGAGTTAGGTATACACATGCAGCTTAACTATAAGCAAGCCGTGGAACTAGCGGAAGAACAGGCTTTAAATGTTTTGTTTGAAGGTAATAAATACGAATTAATTAAAAAACAGTTTTATTATGATTTAACTGTTTTAGGTATTGGCGCGGTTAAAACTTCTTTTAATACTTCTGAGGGCGTAACTATAGATTACGTTGACCCGGCTAATTTAGTTTACTCTTATACTGAATCACCATATTTTGATGACATATATTATGTTGGAGAAGTTAAAACTATACCTGTAAATGAATTAGCAAAGCAGTTTCCTCATTTATCAGAGTCTGATCTTAAAGATATTATGAAAAATAAATCTAACAATAGATCTAACTATAACTCAAGGCATAGCGAAGATAAAGAAGATAATAACACTATTCAAGTTTTGTATTTTAACTATAAAACTTATATGAATGAGGTTTATAAAGTAAAAGAAACTGGCACAGGCGCGGATAAAATAATACCTAAAGATGATACGTTTAACCCACCCGATGATATGGAGGGTGGATTTGGTAGAATGCTAAGATCTATAGAGTGTCTATATGATGGCGCTATGATTTTAGGTACTGATAAGCTATTGAAATGGGAGATGTCTTCAAATATGATGCGGCCTAAAAGTGACTTTACAAAAGTTAAAATGAATTACGCTATTGTTGCTCCAAGAATGTATGACGGTAAAATAGATTCATTAGTAAAACGTATTACAGGGTTTGCTGATATGATTCAATTAACACATTTAAAGCTACAACAAGTGTTATCAAGAATGGTTCCAGATGGTGTTTATTTAGATGCTGATGGTTTAGCAGAGGTTGATTTAGGTAATGGAACTAATTATAATCCGCAAGAAGCTTTAAATATGTTCTTTCAAACTGGATCCGTAATAGGGAGGAGCTTTACGTCGGAAGGTGACATGAATCCTGGTAAAGTACCTATTCAAGAAATTACATCTGGATCTGGTGGTAATAAAATGCAGGCTCTTATAGGTAATTATAACTATTACTTACAAATGATAAGAGATGTAACCGGTCTTAACGAAGCTAGAGATGGTAGTATGCCAGATAAAAACGCTTTAGTAGGTGTGCAAAAATTAGCTGCAGCAAATTCTAATACCGCTACTAGGCATATATTACAAGCTGGTTTATATTTAACAGCTGAAACAGCAGAGTGTTTATCACTTAGAATATCCGATATATTAGAATACTCTCCAACTAAAGATGCTTTCATACAAGCTATAGGCGCTCACAACGTCGCTACTTTAGGAGAAATGTCTGAGTTGCATTTATATGATTTTGGTATATTTATAGAATTACAACCAGATGAAGAGGAAAAAGGTAGATTAGAAAGCAACATTCAAATGGCTTTGCAACAAAAAAGCATAGAGCTTGAGGATGCTATTGATCTTAGGGAAGTACGTAACATAAAACTAGCTAATCAACTTCTTAAAATACGTAGAAAGAAAAAAGAAGAGAAAGATAGAAAGTTGCAAATGGAAAACATACAGGCTCAAACCGAATCTAATACTAAAGCGGCTCAAGCGGCAGCGCAATCAGAAGTTCAAAAAGAACAAGCTTTAGCACAAGGTAAAGCTCAATTTGAACAAATGAAAGCTCAAATTGACACTCAAAAAATGCAACAAGAAGTTCAGCTTAAAAAAGAGCTTATGGAGTTAGAGTTTCAATACAACATGCAGTTAAAAGGAGTTGAAGTTGAAGGCGCAAAAAATAGAGAAAAAGAAAAAGAAGATCGTAAAGACGAAAGAACAAAAATACAAGCAACACAGCAATCAGAAATGATTGACCAAAGAAATGCTGGGAAACCACCTAAAAACTTTGAGTCCGCAGGTAATGATACTTTAGGTGGATTTGATTTAGGTTCGTTTGACCCTAGTTAAAATTATTAATTATTATTATATTATATTATGGAAGAAAAATTAGAAGAAGTAGTCGAAGAGACTACCCAAGAAACAACTGAA